GTATCTATTTTTGCGTTAGTAACAGAACCATCTGCTAATTTTGCTGTAACTATAGCACCAGATGCTATTTTTGCTTCAGTGACAGCATTACTTGCTATTTTTGCTGCGTCAATTCCAGCTTGGTCTATTTTTGCTTGAATACCAGAAGGTATTCTGTTTAAATTTAATGTATCAGCAGTAACTTGATTTGCAGATATATTTCCAGTAAATGAACCATCTACACCAGAAAGTGTTCCTGTAAAGGTTCCTCCTACTGCACTTAAATTTCCAGAAAAAGTTCCACCAGCAGCATTTAGATTACCAGAGAATGTACCACCTGCTGCATCTAAATCACCTCTAAATGTTCCAGTTTCAAATTCAACAGAGCCATCAGATTTAATTATCCAACCAGATGTATTAGTAACATAGTTACTACTTCGTATTGTTCCTAGTACTGGATTAAGTGGGTCAGTAGCGCTATCTGTGTCAATTATTATTTCTTCACCGCTAATAGTTCCTGCTGTAATTTTTCCTGCGGACAAATCAGATACTTTAGCGTCAGTTATTTGAGCGTCACCTATTTTTGCGTTAGTAATAAAACCATTCTCTACATACTGTGTACCTATAAGTTCTTCTGTAACTTCTACTGCATCAGAAGGGTCAGACTCATTTCCAGCGACATCAACTGCTGTAACTCTATAAAAAGCAGCACCAGAAGTATCAACAGGGAAAGAGCCAACTGTTTCTATTTGATGGTCTATATGAGAAGCTCTAGCTTGTAATTCTCCAACTAAACCAGCAGCGCTAATTGTAAAGCTAGAAGTCAAACCTCTGTAAACATTTAAGTGGTCTATATCTCTAGGTAGTGTGAAGTTAGTTGGTGAATTAATAACATTTCCGTCTAAATCTTTAGCTGCTCCTAATTTATGAGATACTTGAACTCTTGCAGCATTAGAAGAAAGTGAACCAAATGTACCAGACAGTGGAGTTGGTTGTGGAGGCACAGTTGCATCTACAGGCATTTGAGTAGCTGTTAATACAGCAAACCCGCCAGAATAACCAGAGTTATCTATACAAGCAACACCAAATTCGTAAGTGTTACTAGGTCCCAAACCTTTAATTACTACTGCTTGCGTACCAAACTCAACAGTTAAATATTCGTAGTCCGTAACTTGATTATCGTTACTATCAATAAGATTGTTTCCGTCAACATCTGTGATTTGTCTGTATCTAACGCGATACATATTTCCATCAGTAATTCTTGTACCATTTGTATTGGTAGGTTCGTTCCAAGTTAATCTAGCAAAAGCGAAAGGTCTACCAGAACCATCTTGATATGTACCAGTTGCGGCAGCTAAACTTGTTGGTGCGTCTGGAACGGTCAACTCATTAGATGAGTTAATACCTATAACAGAAGCAGAACCTCTTAAGTCTTGATTTATATTTGGTGTAGTAGAGCCTACTTCTATTTGAGTACTTCCTACTTCAAAATTTACATAATCAGTTATATCTGTATAGTCACCATCTTTGTCTCTGTAGTACACACCCATTCCTGTTGTGATTGGAAAAGACAATCCCATTACACGGATTTTTACAGGATTTAATATCTGTCCTTGGTAAGCTATTTCAAACTTGTCTCTGTTTTCTAATGTTGCGTCTGCCTGTGTATCTTCAAATCCAACCTCTGGGTCATAGACATAAATAATATCACCAACATTGATATCTCCAGAAATGTCGTAATCTACAAGTCCAACATTTAAAGTCCTATCAATCTTGTTGTATTCGTTTAAGTAAGCTTCTGCTCTAATGTCACGCATACTTTCTGGAATTTCATTTTCAGATATTAGTTGTATTCTTTCTAGTGGGTTACCGAATAAATCTTTGTAAGGTATATCTTTTTGGTCAGCTTGACCTAGGTTAACTTCTTTACCATAGTTAGAAGCTATAAGTTCTATACGACTTACATAGTCTTCTGCGTTAAATTCTGTTGTTAAGTCGTAACCTTCATAACCTTTTATTTCTGGGTCTTGACCAGATAATCTCCTAACAATAATTGCTTCTGGTTCGTTATTTTCATGACCGGTAAATATAGAAGAAGCTGGACCAACATCAAGTGTTCCGTCATTGTTCATTCTAAATTCTGAACCTAGGTATGTAGAAACTGTCTTTAATGCTTTGTAAGCAGATTCTAAGTAATGGTCACCGGTGTATGTTTTAGCAGCAGTTGTAGCTGAAGGAGCAGATGTACTTGGTGTAAAAGCGTCCCAATACTTTGCATTTCCTCTAGTAATAACCATTCCATCAAGATAACCTTCAAAATAGTTACCACCTTGACCTTTACCTATTTGTAAAGAATCAGAACTTATTCTGACAAATAATTCTGGCCTTTCATCAGTCTGTTGTATAACACCATTTTTAAATGTTCTAAAGTAATTACCTTTATGAGATATAGCAAAGTGATTCCATTGATTCAAATCAATAGTACCCATTTCGATGTTAAGGTCTTCATCTTCATTATATCCATCACCATCGTGTGTTATAAAAGCTTTGTTTTTACCATTGACTGCTTTACCAAATATCCAAGGAGAATATGTGTCATCGTTTCTAGCCATTACTGTAGGATTTCCACTTTGAGAAGTTCTATACTCCCACCATTCGACTGTAAACTCATTGTAAGTTAAATCTAGTTCTGGTCTGTCTGCTACTGTTACGAAGCCGTCTGTTGTTAAATTAAGACTTGTGTTTCCGTATTTAGCTTGGTCAGAGGATATATCAGAAGTTCCGCTAAAACTTATAACTTGATTAGATGTGTAAGCAGAACCATCACTAGTTGTAGTATCTCCGTCACTACCTTCAAAATTAAGTAAGAGTACTGTATCATCATAAGTTACTTCAGTTACATTACCTTTTCTAACACCTTTTTGATTAGATTCTTCATCTCTTAATATTCCATAAGGTGTTGAAGCGCTTCTATCAAGTACATCATCAAGAGTATCATTAACATAACTTCTTACTGCACCAACACCAGCATTTCTTGCAAGAACTAATCCACGAGAATCAGTGTCACCTAGATAAGTTAAAATACCCTTACCTGCTATTTCAAAACCTTCTTCACCTATTTCTTGTGTCATAACAATACCCACATACCTAGCTAGGTCTCTTATCTGTGCGTCTGTAAATTCGTCTGGGTTTATTCGTGTAGCAGTAAGTACAATATTTCCCCAAGGAATCATTGAGTTAATAACTGAGTTTGGAGTGCTTTCTAAATTTAAGGAAACATTAAATGTTCCCGGAGCCATTAGTTTTTCATTTACACTCATGACTTAATTGACCTTACATACTCATACACATAATCAAGATATGAATCTCTAATATTGTCTGGCGTGTTTTCACCAGACGCAGAAGAGCCATCTAAAGCATATCCTACAAATGCTTTCATTTGAGTAGCTGTAAGGTAAATCCCACCATCAGTTGTGTCTGCTGTAAATGTATTAGGCGAACCTAGTACATAGTAATTTCCTTCGCTATCATCACTAGTGGAAACTATGTATCCTGTAGCAGAAGTAGATGCTTCTGTAGTTGTTCTTTTAATTGTTATTCTGTCAGCAGTACCATACGAATGAACAATCAAACTAAAAAATCTTGAACCTCTTCTTAGTGAAACATCAAAAGTTAACCTACCTGTTCCATCGGTATTTGAGTTAGCAGTAAATCTAACTGTTGCACACTCTGGATAGTTTTTAATAATTTGAACAGTATTCCAGCCGTCCCACTCTGTTTCAGAAGAACCTTTAGAAATAGCAAACTCTTTATCGCTTCTCCAACCATCAGATTCCCAAAGACTTGTTGTGAATCTTGATTCTGTATTACTGTTAGTTAAAGCCATCTTTACCAAACCATTGCTAATAACTGTTTGGTCAACATTTGTATTTGGGCTATATATACCACATCTTACTTTTCCATTAGTAGATATCTCACAAGCACCTTTTAAATAATCTTCTGGGTTACATTCAAATTCTATATTGCTACTTCTTAAATTATCGTTACTAAAGTATTTAAGTGTTGCGGTAGAATCTGAATAAGAAACAATTCTGTCTTCTTGAGCTGGTGCATTTCCTGTTCCAACTCCCGGAATATGAATAGAGTAAGCACCTACAGGTGGTGCAAAGAATTGAGAATCAGTAGAAGTTATACTGTGGTCATTATCTAAAATACCGCCAGAAAATTGTGACTCAAATCTTATTTCGCCCGGATTACCTAAAAACTTAAGAGATACATTATATGCAATACCTGCACCTGCATATCTGTTTATTGTTACATCAGCACTTTCTACTTTTACATAAGCAGATATAGTTGTATCACCAGCGTATGTAAAAGGATAGACAATGTCATAGTTAGCCATAGAGATTAGTTCATCTCTTATATATTTAGCCTCTGTTAAATCTAATCCATCAGAATCAGTAGGAACAATTACACCAGCAAGAGTGTAGTTTCTTTCAGCTCCTCCGCCTGTGTATGTTAAGTTACCCGGAGATGTAAATGTTAATCTACCTATAGTTACAGTATTAGCCATTAGCACATATCCTTAGTTCTACATCTTTCACATTCAGTTTGGTTTGGACCATAAAAGTAATTACCACAAGCATATTTTGATTCGCAAGGTTTTAAAATATCTGAATATTTGTTGTCAATCATTATCTATTTCTAAGTCCTGTTCCTGCTGTACCTTCGTTTTCTAGCTTCATAAGTTCTTTTCTTATATTTATAGCAGCTTTTCTTGCAGCGAGTGGGTCTGCTGGTAAACCAGTAATATTGACATCCATGTGGGCAACATTAATTCCACCAGTTCCCCCAGTCTTGTTAGAAAATACTGAAGTACCACCCGGTGTTGACATAATAACTTCTGGTCCTCTTTCTCCAACTATTGATGTTCTACCGATAGGAACATTACCACCTGTATAGTTGTTCATTGTATTACTTCCAAATCGAGTCATAGTATATTGTCTACGGCCAACATCCTCTCGATATGTTGGTGGAGGTGTATAATTTATATCTGCATTAGCAATAGCATTAGCAGCATCGTTCATTCTTTTTTCAATGAAAGCAGCAATTTCGTCTATATCAAACATTGCTTCTCTTCCTTTTTGAACGCTATCGTCAATATGCTTTTGATAAGCTGTCATTGTTGTATCCATTGAAGTTAAAGTTCTATCAAGTATTGCGTCTGGTATTCCTATATCTTTTGCAATGTCTTCAATTATTCCTTTTAATCCCGGATACTTTGTAGTTAAATTTGTAATTGTTACAGCATTTTTATCAGCTTGAAGACGAGATTGCATTAGTGCAGTAGCTAAATCGTATTCTTTGTCTGCATATTTTTCTACAGCTTCAGCCTCTAAATTTTGAGCAGCGGCAACAGCTTTTATTGCGTCAACAACTGAAGGGTCAAGTCTTTCTTTCTGACCTTCTAAGACTTCTAACTGTGCTGTAGCAATCTTTTCTTGTAATTTAAGAATATCCATTTCTGCATCAGAAATTGGTTTCTCTAAATCTGCTAATTCATCTTTAGCTGCGTCTAAATCAATTTGCTCAGCTACACCTTGCTCTACAGCAAGTTCTAAAAATTTAACTTCTTTTTGTTTATCTCTAATTCTAATCTTGTCACGATTAGACATTTTACCTTCAATTTTGTCTCGCATCCTTTGAAGGTTTAATTGAGCTTGTAAGATAGCTAACTCTTCACTATTAGTTACAACTCCTTCTTTACCATATTCAGCTATTGCAGAAGCTAGTTGTTCTTGAGTTTCAGTAACTTCCATCTGCCTCAACTGTTGTTGAGTAATTGTAAATCCGTCAGCTACAATGTCAGCAGTCATGTCAGCCATTTCTTCTTGTAAGTCAACAATTCTTCTTCTAGCTTCTTCTTCTCCTTGAACCATATTAAATATTTGCAAAGCAGCTTCGGCTTGTTCTTGTTCTAATTGAAGCTGTGCTTCAGCTTCTACAGTTAGTCTTTGATTTATTCCTTCCATAAATCCAAGATTTGCCATTTGTGTTTCTTGCTCTTCTATAAAAGCTTGTAGTTGTTCTTCTGTAAAAGTCATAGTCCTAAGTTCTGCATTAGTTGATGTAACAGCTTTCTGAATATCTAATATTTGTTGCTCAGTAGCATTACCCAATGACAATGCTAAAGAAAATGCTTGCTCAAAAGGCATTTGTGTTACAGCTACTGCTAAAGGTACAAAGCCTTGTTGAGCTAAATTGATTGCTGTTTGAAGCACAAAGTCGGCTTGTGCATTAGCTCTTTTTAATCCTTCTTCTACTTGAGATAATGACATTGGTGCAATTCGAGTAAATGAATCTAAGGCTCTATTTAAATCTCTAAATTTATTTATATTATCAGTTACTTGGTCTGATAAAGCAAAAGCAGCTTCCATTAATTTTGTTGCACTATCTTCTGCGCTCTCTTGTTCTCCGTCTAATGCTTTCAATATATCAACATAAGCAACAGTTCCGTCTAAAACATCATCAGTAGATATTGCTACTTCATTTTGCCTACTTTCTAAAGCATTGTAAGCATCAACATTTTCTTTTATAGTTTCTGTTAATCCATCTTCAGATATTTTTGTATCATCAAATCCTTGTTTTATTGATTTTAATCCTTGTTCGTTTTGTCTTAATTGTTGAAATTGTTTTGCTTGTGTTTCAGTCAATTCTATAGACCCAGCATTTAACATATTGTTTGCTTTAATAATTGGTTCAATAATTCTTCCGTATAGCTCAAACGCCGGAACCCCTTTAGCTTCTAACATACCTAAAACATCTAGTAATTCGTTAGGTGACAAATCATCTAAATCGGAAATACTCATTCCTACTTGTTTTAAATTTCCGTCTAACGAAGATATTGCAGTATTAGCTTCATCAAATTCAAAAGCAGTAAAACCTTTATCTCTTATTTCAAGAGATATTTCTTCTCCTAAGCCAGATTTATAAAAATCTGTTATAGAATTACCAACTGCATCTAAAGATTTTTGTGCATCTTCTGCTTCTTGTCCTGTAAATCCTGCTTGTTTGAAAAAATCCTGTATTGTTTTCTTTTCAATTTGTTCTTCTATTTCTTTGAGTTTTTGTAGCTCTGCTTCTAATAGCTCTAGTCTTGCTTCAGATACATCATCTTGAGATAATAAATCTTGATATTCTTTTTCTTTATCTGCTACTAATTGAGTTATACCAGCAGCAGCAGCTCTGTTTTCTAAAAAGCTTTTTGAAGCTTTTCTAGCAGCTTCTTGTCTTTTAGTAAATATAGTCATACCTATAGTCACGGCAGCTAGTACTGCACCAAGTCCTAGCATAGAAAATCTTAGTCCTGTAATTGCTTTTCGTAATACTTTTGCTGCACCTGCTGCTTTAGTACTTTTAAGTTGATTTTGCACAATTCTAGTATTTAATCTATCTACAGTTACTCCATTAAGCTGTGCAATTGCAGAAAATGTTTTTGTCGCAGTACCAAGAGCAGTCATAGCTCCAGCCATTGCTACTACAGTTCCAAACAAGAACTTCATAGTACCTGCTAACTTACCAGATTCTTCATCTGTATTTTGAAAACCACCTATTAATGCAGATAAAGTTGTAACTAAAGCCTTTGCAGTAGGTAATAGTTCGTTACCTATTTGTATTCTTAACTCTGTAAGTTCATTCATTAACAACTTAGTTTCAGATTTAAAAGTCTCGAATCGTTTTTCTGCCTCAGTTGTTAAAGCTATGTTTGCTTCAAAAGCACTATTAGCAGTAGCAAGTGCGTCTGTTAATAATCCTTCTGCTTCACCCACAGCGAGCAAAGCTCTAATTGTTCTCTGCTGTTTAAGCCCTAATTGGTCAAGAACTTCAATAATGTTTGTACCAGCTTTAGAAGCCGCAGCTAATGATGTGACGAATAGGTTAAGAGCAGAAGCTGGGTCTGCTTTAGCTATCTCTTGAAACTCTTGAGTTGTAAGACCTGTTGTTTTTGCAAAAACTTCTAATTGTCTACCACCCTGTGCAACTGCAATCTGTATTTGCTGAAATACACGAGCCATAGCAGTACCACCAGCCTGTGATTGAACACCGACTGCTTGTAGTGCAGTAGCAATACCTAATACATCAGCTGCTGTAGCTCCTGCAACTCTACCTGCTGCTGCAAGTCTTAATGCAGTAGATAATATTTCATCTTCAAGGGCTGCGAAGTTGTTACCTAAGTCAACTAATGAAGAGGCTAATCTATCGAAACTTTTACCACCTAAACCGAATATCTGGTCAAGTCGTGCTAATGACAAAGCTGCTGATTCTGTGGATAATCTAGTAGCTACACCTATTTGAGCAATAACTTCAATAAACTCTTCAAGGTTTTCTACATCTACACCTAACTGTCCACCAAGTTCACCAATTGCATTTAATTGTGTTACTGCAACAGGAATATCTTGTGCAAGTTGTCTTACCTGTCCAGCTAATTTACTAAACTCTTTTTCAGAAGCGTCTACAGTTTTTCTAATTCCAGCAAATGAATCTTCAAATTTAGAAGCAGCACCCACTGTTAAGAACATTGCTCCACCTACTGCGGCGAGAGCACCAGCCATTGCACCAGCGGCACCAGATATAGCAGCATTAGTAGCGGCTGCTCTACCAGATAGTTTAGCCATAGACTTTTCAGTCTGTTTAGCAGCCTTATCTTGAACTTTAGTTTGTACTAGCTCATAGGTTACTTGTAAGGATTCATTCATAGCCATTAGCCAGTTATACCATCCTTACCACCAAGAAATTCGTCAATAGACATTTGTTTTCTAGGTTTGTTATGTCGATTATGTTGTCTTTGAAGCATTCTTCTAGCCTGTTTACTTTCTTTGTTATACTCTTCTTTTCTAACGGGTTTACCTGTTTCTTCATCATAAGTAATTTGTTCACTTTGAAGTATTAGGTAAAATGCAGAATCGCTTGGTGGTAAGTTTCTTAATAATCTTAGAAACTTTCGATATTCAACATCGTGAGGTTTTTCTATGTCGTAAAACCTTAGAAAGTCAGCTTCTATTGGTCCCCAGTTTGATATTATGTCTCCCGGCGACCAAGTTATTTTGGGCTATCACCCGCTTCAGCTTGTGCTTCCTCAACTTCATCCGGTGTAGCTAATCCGTAAGCCTCTAATAACCATACAAGTATGTCATTAAGCTTTTCCCAACCTATACCGTCATCAAGCATTGAGTTGAAGTTATCTTTACCCACTATTGATTCCACCCAGTCCGCAATTGAAGATAAATCTTGAGTTCCCTCTTCAGCCATCTTCATTTGTGAAAGGACTGCTTTTGCAGGAAGAGTAGCAGGTAAATCGTATGTTTTTCCTGCTACCTTCATCTGCAATTTTTCTAAATTGTCGGCCTCTAAAGCCTCGTCAAAGTCTTTAAACTTTTCCACTTATATTCTCCTATCTAATTAATTTAGTTAATATCTAACTCGTCAGTATCGTTAGTGTTATCTATTACTCTGAACAAGTAGTATGCACCACCAGAGCTACCAACATTTAAAGTTGAATCTGGAACGAGAAGTTTAAATTCTGTTGCCAAACTAACTTTTGCTGGAGCCTTTGGTGGCTCATTGCGAAAGAACCAACATTCACTGCTCTAGGAATGTGGAACTGTCTGTCCGCACCAGCTGGACCATCTGTATGTAATACCATCGCATATTCTGTGAAAGTATCTGACAATGGTGGAATGTATGAATCATACCCACTATCAAAGTCATCACCAGTGGTTTGAGTTGTTAATGCAGTAATTGTATCTTCTGCTTTAACACCGCCACCCATAGCGATTTGTAGTTTGTCAATACCAGCTTGTGATAGTTCACCAGTTAGTCTTACTTCTTGTGCTGACTTAAGAGTCTTGATAGGGTCTACTTCCTCAGCAACCATAACATCTTCAAAAGTTTTATCAACTTCCAAAGTCCAACCATCTTCAGAGTATCCTACTTCTGAAAATGGTACAGCTAATGATGTTGGATTTTCCCATGAACCGGAGTTATCCGCTGGGAATACTAAAGAACTTGTAGTTCTATCTGCATAATAGAGAACACCTGTACCTATTAATACTTCGGATATAGTACCTGTTGTATTAAAGCTCATTTGTTATCTCCTAACATTACTTATACTTATACTTATCAGCTGAGCTCAGCCGACTTCGTTAAAAGTCGATTTCAGCTTGTCGGTTATTCCTCTTCAGCAATAAAGAAGTCTTCCACTAACTCTTCAACAGATTCCTTGTCGTCCTCTGCTGGAGATTCGTCTAGTTCTTCCTCGTCAGCTATTAAAACAGAAATTTTTTGTGTTCCCTGTTTATAAGTAGCTTCTTTAAGGCGCTCCCAGACGGCCATATCTATCTCAACCCATCCATTGTGACTAAAGACTGTACCTGTTACAGTATCTCTAACAGTTGTTTTCTCTAGCAACAACGGATTAATTTTAACTTTTATCTTCTTCATATCAATCTAATCCTCGATAATACATTATTAATGATAGCTGATAATGTCCCAATCCGGTTTCAGTCTCTTCTATACGAGAAGGTAAACCTTGGAGCTCCATACTATAAATAACCGCAGCTGTACTAGTTGTAGGGGTTACAACTCGAGTGCTTTTCATTTTAAAAGCAGATTCAGCTACTGCATTTGCTAAAGCATAAGCATTTGCATAGTCTGGTTGAGAAGTAGTTCCTCCACCACCCCAGCGTCCTGCGTAAGCGTCAACAGTAATAGCAGCACCTGTGATAGCTGCTTCTGAGGTTGGTGTCATAAGTGTTCCACCAGCGTTAAAAATTGTTAAAAAAGGTAACTCTGCACTACGAGGTAAACGAGTTGCTACCCTAGTACTGCATATATCTGTTATAGCAGTTGTGTTAACACACCACTCACGGAAGATTATCTCCGCGTCTGGTGGAAAATTCTGATTTTGGTCAAATTGTGCGCCTACTGCTTTTATACCCATAAACTGTATCCTACCACCTAAATATCATCTGCTGAGTTATAGAAAAAGTTAGCGGCTGAAACAATTTCTTCATAGTTAGCATTTTCAACCATTGCTCTAGCAGCTTTTCTAGTTGCAGCGTTTGTTTTCTTAAGAGGTCTCTTAGCACCTTTATTGTATCTTTTATCAGAAGCGTATGTTTTTGGCTTAGCTTTTTGTGAACCTTTTTGTGTAAGTACAACTTCGTAAGCACCAGAACCACGACCACCTTTCTTTCTTGAAACGCGTACATTGTAATTTTTTTGTATGTAATTAGAAAGTCTTGCACCTTTGATTTTGCCATACCCAGTGTCACCACTAACATCTAATGAGTCAAAGTCTATATAGTCAGAGGCTTGTGTAGCACCAAATGCTTTGTCACCGTATTGTTCATCAAGCATTTCAACATTGTGTAATACACCTTTTCTAGCACCGCCACCTCGTTTGTTAGGGTTTTTACCAGTAAGCAAATCAGTGAGGAATTTTTCTCTAGCAGAAACACCACCTTTAATTTTTCCAACATTCTTAAAGTTAACAGTTGCTCTTACTTCTGATGGTGCAAAGCTTATTCCGATAGCGTCTTGTAATTCTTGTGAGTAGCTTACTCCGTGAGTACTATGTACTTTAACACCCGCTATATCATGAGATTTGCTGTATTTGTAAAATCTTCTATTTCTACCAGCAACATTATCTAACTTTACACCTTGATTAGGATGTCTTCCTGTACCTTTTCTATTCATAGCCGCTAATAAACTTTTTGGCTTGTAAGATACTTTTCCATCTCTAGTAATAGCAATACCCTTTTTCTGTATCATTTTGTTATATTCACCCTTTTGACCAAGTATATTATTCATAAGTTCTACAGGATTTTTCATACCACCAACTCTTGGTTGCTTAATATTAACATTTACTTTTGCACCTTTAAATTTCATATTATTTACTGCTTTAACTGCTCTTGTTACAAACAATGTAGGAGGTATGTATTTCTTAACATTTTTTACAATAGGTTTATTTTCTGACCTACTCCAACTAGAAACCTGTTGAGATATTGGTCCACCATACTCTACAAGCCATATCCAAGGGAATAAGTCAGCATATCTACCATTTTTTCTACTTGTACCAACTCTGACATCACCTCGAAATAATTGCTTCCTTCCTTTAGGTACTTTTACATAATTAGTTTGTACTGATTTAAGAAGCAACTCTCTAGCTTTACCCGGCTCTGTAAATCCAAAGATATCCATTTCAACATATTCTTTAGATATAACTGGTTTGTCTTTAGTACCAGTATTTTGATATGACTTAAGTGTCTTAAGTTTATAATTTTCTTCAAAGCTCATTCCTTTTTCTTCGTCATACTCTGTTTGATTTAGTCTTTTATCTGCAATGTTTATTCCTAGTTCACTAGCACCAACACCAAGCATGTATTGACCAGAAGAAATATCTGGAGCACTAGCTTTAATTAATTGAGCAGTTCTTTCTATTTGTAAATCTAAGACTTGTTGTATATTCATTTCACTTACAACATGATTGTAATGAGGTATAGCGTCTGAAAAGAAAAGCCCAGCTATAGTAGATTCTAATTTTCTATTAGCAGCTTGATAAAAAGGACTTTTAGATACATACGAACCAAGTTCTCTTCTTGCCAAACGACCGAATATAGGACCTATACTTCTAGGCACAACTTGGTTTATAGCCATACCAGACAATCTACCAACACCTACTCTTGCACCACGAAGTGCTAAAGACTGCATAGAACCATATCTTTTTCTAAAATCACCAGATGTTGCAGCTGCTATAAAACCTGCACCCCTTGCTGCACTATAAGCGTTTCTTCTTGCATTTTTAAGAAACGGTGATTGCATAAAAGCATTAATATCACCGGATTGTTTACCGAATTTATATAGACGAGAACGGAATCCACCTAAGCCAGTAGCTTTACGACCAGCACTAGATTTTTTTTTATTTAGCTGTACGCCTTCTTTATAAAACCTAAGAGCCATTAGGTTCTAACAAGTGTTTGCAGATATTTGTAACATTCCTTTCCGTATCTGTCTTTGACTTGTTGAACTACTATTATTTCATGATATTCAGAACCTTTTACTAATCTATCTCCGGGAACAACATTGACATTTGGCTCAATGTATATATTAAAAGTTTCAATAGTAGTATTTCTACCATCTCTGTCTTCTTCTATTCCTTGACTTTCAAACTTAGCTTTTACGCTTGTGTATGTATCTGCCCACGATGAACTAGGTAAACCTCTTTCATCAACAGCTGTTTCTGATACAGTTTGAATTGTGCAAGTATCCGGTAAGTTTCTTGTTCGTAAAGGCATACCTCTACTTTACTATACGATTACTGAAATTGATTTAACATATCTCCCATAAGGAGTTCTTTATAAATAATACTGTAAAGTAATTTGCTTTTACCAAGAAGATGAACATTGTATCCAATTTGTTTATTGTGGTCTCTTGTTATTTTAATTAGCTCGGGTAAAAGGATTTTGTATATGTTTAGTATTTTTTCAAAATCTTTAGACCACTGAGCTCTGCCGCCTAAAAATATTACATACATTCGTAAACCATTTAGAAGAGCATAATTAACTGCATCATGAAACTTATAATCTAGCTTTTTCTTCATCATAGGAAATTCATAATGTTTTTGCTTATAAGGAAGTGATATACCAGAACTACCTAATGTTCCTTTCTTTTCTCCCCACAACTCTTGTCCCATAACATTTGTGTAGTCGTACAAGTAAAGTATGTCTTTTAATATATCTGCAAATGCTTTGTAGTCGTCTTTGTTTTTCTGATAATCTTGAACAACTAGGTTTTTATCCGAATAGCTATTTATAGGTTGTTCATCTATTGCAGAATCATACTTATTATTTCTAAATAAATTAATTAAAGATAGAACTGTAGCATGGTCTATCATATCTTTATAAGGTGTGTCGTTTATGATTTCGTCTATCCACTCTACTTCTGATTTAGTTAGGTTAGTTGTTTTATCTTTTCTAATTTTTGTGTTTCTAGCTTTAATAATATCTTCAGCATGTCTGTTATGTAAACCAACAATAATTTCTAACTTTATAAAACATTTTTTTGGTAAATCAACAGCAGGTATATTTTTTATACAATCGTATATGTAAGAGCCGTCAATAATTCCCTCTTTGTAATAATCTTGTATATTTATCTCTAAATAATTGTTACTTTCTTTTATATTTATGTTTTCGCAAAATATTGTTATACCTTTGGTCTTGTGATGAAATATATTTATTTCACCTTCGTGTTCTTTTAAAGCTCTAATAAAATTATCTTTTTCATTTTTATTTACAGTTTTATCTTTAACATCTGGGTGAATAGGTATAAGTTGTTTTAAATTCGGTCTATCTATTGCAAATTGTTTTACAGGAATAAGAGCAGTAACAGTAAAAGTGTTTGTTCTAATTGGGTCTTTTAAAATATTGTAAGAATGATAAGTAAATATATATCTACCATTACCATTTTGTATTTCTTCTATTTCTTCTCTTACCATCTGAATTTTTGTTTCTTTGCTTTTTGAAATTGCTTAAAAGATTTTTCTGACAAGTCTTTAGGATTTTTTTCCCAATCAACATCTATTGGAGTTTCAAATTGAACATTTGTTGCTATTTGTCTTTTAGTGTCAGAATCACACTTAGGACATTTAATCAAAGGGTCATCAGTAATCTTATGAGTTACTTCAAACACAAACTCGCATTTGTGCATAATACACATGTAATCGTATCTAGGCATTGTCAAAATCTATTTTAAGTGCTTTTCTGTAACCTTGTTTATAGTTACCAGAAGTAAAATTCTTTCTAGCTACTTCTTCCCTTTCATCTTTATCAGAGAGCATATCCATTTTAAAGTTCCACTTACCTCTTTTAAAAGGTATGGCTTGAATAAAAGGTGTTCCTCTTTCAATCATAAAATCTTTTTTCTTATGAATAAGAGTTGGAAAGTTTACTTCATGCCATTTGTCTGTTTCTACTATTCCCGGAAGAACTTGATAATCTTCTTGAAACTCATAGTTGTAAGGTATGAATAAAGTTGACCAGCCTTTTGGTGTATAAAATCTCCAAGGACTATGAAATTTAAGTGGGTGCTTATATGTGCTTTTAGGTAATTCCCAATTATAAATTTGTTTGTTTTCGTGAAATGTAGCACCATAAGGAAAGTCTCTATTATCCCACTCTAGTATTTCTTCTCCACCCATGTTAGGCGGAAACCCTCTCTGTATTAGAAAGTCACACCACATAGGAACTACATAACCCTGTGTCATAATATCTACTATCGCAGGACACCTTTTAACAGTAAAAGAGTAAAACATATTCTGAGCTGTCTTACCCATTTTCCCAAATATGTTTTTCATTTGTCCCGGAGCAGCTTGTGGATTCCAACCCTGTGGTTTTTCTTCTATGTAATGTCT